TTGCATAAAGTCGACGACGATTTGTTGCACGAGCTCGGCCGCCCAACCGACCGTTGTCGTCGTTGCCATTGTGCTCGCGGCCTTGGTTTGCCATTCCGTAACCGCCCTGGTCGCCTCGTCGTCGCCAAAGATTTGACGGCGAATCTCGTCGACCGGCTTGCGCTCGCGTTGCGCCAGGATCATTGCGGTGCCGGCGCGCAAGAACAATTCGATCGGATCGACCTTTTTCGGCCCCAGGCTAAACGGCCGCGCTTGTGCGGTCATATGGCCGGCCGCCTTGGCCGCCGGGACGACGGCGCGGGCGCCGCCGTCGGATTGTTCGCCGAGATTTTTCTCGGAATCGCGCAACGTGGCTAGAACCTTTTGCTCGTGTGCGACCTCGGCATTGGCTTTGCCGATCGTTTCCATATCGGCGTCGGTATAGTTGCCGTCGCCTTTAGCGTCATGGAAGGCGGCGAGCTCGTCCTTTTTCGCGAGCAACCGCTTTTCCGCTTCGATAATATTTTGAGCAAGCGTTGACATGGGTTTTGTCTTTCCAGGTGGAGAGGTTTCGGCTTGCTTGCCAATGTGCCGGCGCGCGGGCGCGGTGTTTTGTTTGCCGTGCTTGGCAAACACCATGCGGAGCGTGTCGGCGGAAATCTTTAAGCCCTTTGCGAGCGCGAGCGCGTTCGGATTGGCCGGGATCGAGACGAGGCTACACTCGACCAATTCTTGCTTGAGGTATTTGAACGGGCCGAAATACTTGTCGGCCTTGTCGTCGATCGGCCGCTTGTCGATCGGCGAAAAGCCGACGCTAACGGCCTTGAGGATGCCTTGCTCGACCAGGCTCCGAATCTCGTTAATGCGGTCGCTCGTCCCTTGCTTGGCAAGGACAAGGCGGCCGCGCAACGCGCCGCCCTCGACGCGGACGTTATGCCACTCGCCAATTACAAAATCGCTTTTATGATTGAATAGCGCGGGCGCGTGTTTGTCGAAATTGCCAAGGTCCCAACCGGCGAGCGAAATCACCTCGCCCATGCGGTCGACCGTTTCGTCGCTCATGGTAAAATCGAGGCCGTCGGCTTTTGAAACGTGAGTCTTGTGGACTATGCGCGCGCCGCTCTTTTCGTCTTGCGCGTCGTCCCAAGCGGTTTGACAAGCATCCTCGTCGTTGTCGTCGGTACAACGGTCCATGAAATCCATATAATTTTCGTCGTCATCCGGCTGGTCGATTTCGGGCATGATTGTTTCGCTCCACTAGCAACAATTCCCATAACCGGCGAAATAGACGCCGACGCCAACCGCAAACGCGACCAACGCGGCCAGGATCAAAAGGCCCGACCAATTGACCGGCATCATTCCCGGCGCGAGCTCGACGCGGCCGCGGCGCCGGCCGGCGTTTCGATCGCAATGGCGAATTTGCAATCCTCGCGTTGCTCGACCGGGTTGTCGCGCGAGCCCGAGCGGAATTTTATGTAAGCAACCGAGCGCACCCAAAGGCCGCCGATCACGATGCCGCTATTGGGCGTCGCCGTAATCATGACCTCGTCGCCGCGGTCGTCGAATAGATCGTTGTAAAAATTGCCGTCGGTCGACACCTGGAACGTCAGATTTGCCTCGGTGAACTCTTGCGGCACGGTGATCCGCACAATCTCGCCGGCCGAGCAATCGACGCCGTCGGAAAGCGATTCCCCGCGCGCGATGGTCGGGCCGTCGATAATTTGTAGTGTCATAGCTGGACTCCGTGTTTGTCAGGAATTGACCCGCGCGCCGCGGGTTGTGGCGTTCCTTGAGTGGGTAGGGGGAACGGGCCCCGCGACGCGCGGGATAGCGAGTCAGGCTCGGCCCGCTATCGGTTGCCGGCGCCGGCGCATGAACAAGCCAAAGCCGGCGAGGCCGGATGCAAACAACCAGGCGGCGCCAGGGATCGGCGTCTCGGCGGCGGCAAGCAACGGCACGATGTAGAAACTTTCCGCGCCGTCGGACGCGCCCGACCATGACGCATGAAATAGCAAGAGGTCGCCGGCGCTCACGTTGGAAAGGTCAAAGCCGGTGATCAGATAGTCGCCTTTGCCGTTGCCGTTGTTGATATCGGGCAACGCGATCGGGCCGTCGATATCGAATATCACCCGTTGACCGGCCGGCAATGACAGGTCGATCAATTGAAATTGCTCAAGCGTCTCGCCGTTATGCGCGGTATTGACGTCGATCGCGACGCCGAATTTGAGCGAGACGTCGCCGGCGCCTTGCAAGAAAGCGTCGAGGAGCGCGCCGCTATACGGCAAGGCGTTGGCTTCCAAATTGCCGAGCAGCGGGCCGCCACCGAGAATGTCGGTCGAGAACGTGTTAAAGCTCGTATCGCTGCCGGTATTGGAAAAATTGTTGTAACCGAAATTCGCCGGTTGTCCCGGTGCCGTCGTGCCGCAAATAATACAAGGATTGCTCAACGATTGCGGGACCGGGTTTGGCAATGCGCCGATCGTGAGATTGTTGACCGTGTCGGCGCGCGCCGGGTGGACAACCAGCAAAACGGCGGCGGCGAGGATTGCAGCAAGGTATTTCATAGAGACTCCTTGTTTGGCTCAACCGATGAGCGTGGCAAAATCAACGACCTTTCGGAGCCGATCGCGCGCGCGCAAGCCCATGAGCATTGCAAGCGCGACGGCGCCGTCGATCCGAAAGCGGGATTTGTCCTTGTCGAGCTTGCGGCCGCCGGCCGGGTCCATGACCGCGATCGCGTTCGCCATATTCCAGTTAAGACAAGGATTGTTTGGATGGATAAGCTTGCGGTCGACGACCGCCGACTCGAGCGCGTCAATCGCCGGCGCCATGTCCTTGAAGCCTTGACCCCAGGGGACCAGGCGCAAGCCGTCGCGCGGCAATTCCTTGGTCGGCTTGCCGGGCTCGTCCTCGCCGGCGGCCTTGTAGGCTTTGAAACCGATCCGATCAAACTCGCGCAACAAATCCTCGATCCGCCAACGATCGTACGCGAGCGCGGCGACGTTATAGCGCCCGCTCAATTCGGCGATCGTTTTGGCGATCGCTTCCTTGTCGATTGATTTGCCCGCCGTGGTTGCGATGTGTCCCGCGTCGGCCCATTGGACATAGCGGAGGTTGCCCGATCCAAAGTCGCGGAAACTTTGCTCGGCGAGCGGCTCGGCCGGTTTCCAGAAAAACGGTTGAACGCGAGCGACGTCATCCGCCGAGCCCATAAGCAAGGCCGACAGGTCGAGCGTGTTTGAAAGGTCCAACGCAAGGTAAACCGTCTCCCCTGGCGTAAACTTTGCCTCGCCGGCGCAAGCCATCCATTCCGCCCGGCTTATCAGGATCGAGGCCGGTGAAACGCGTTGGTTGAGCAAAAGGTTTCTAACCTTGGGCTCCTCGGCCGGCATCCGGCTCGCCTTGAGCACCGCGGCGGCCAGGTCGTCGCGATCGCGGAACAGCCCGAGCGCGGGATTAGCCTTTTTCCATTGCCGCCGATCGCCGAGCTCGCAGTTTTCGTCGGCGGCGTGCAATTGGCAAACGATGGTCGGGTCGACGCCGCTAAGCCCATCGTCGATCAATTGGCTCAAGATATGCTCGGGATCGTTGGATTGCGTCGACAGCGTAATAAATAGCGGCTCGTGACAGGCGCCGAACGAGGTATCGAGGACGTCGTAGAGGTCGCGGTTTTTGGCTTGCGCGAGCTCGTCGTAAATTACCAGGCTCGGCAAAAATCCGTGCTTGGTGCCGGCCTCGGAACTAACCGCGCGATAAACCGAGCCGGTCGAGCGCCCGATCATGGTTTTTGTCGACGGCACGATATCGACCGCAAGCAAAAGCTCGGGCTCGGCCTCGACGATTTGCTTGGCAAACTTGAATATTATGCTCGCCTGGTCGCGATCGTTGGCGGCCGAGTAAATTTCGCCGTTCGGTATGCGCTCGGGACCGACCAAATGCGCGAGCGCGATGCACGCGATCAACGCCGTCTTGCCGTTCTTGCGCGCCATTGACAGGATCGCGCGCCGTACCACGCGGCGGCCATCCGGCAAGCTCGGCTCGTAAATGTCGCGAATAAATTTCTTTTGCCAGGCTTGCAGCTTGAACGGCTTGCCCTGGCCGTTGCCGCTCGGGACCGTCAATTTTTCAATGAACGCGATAACCTTGCGGGCGCGTTCCTTCCCGGCCGCGGTCCGCGAAACCCTGGCGAGCATGATCTAGCTTGCGACGAGGCCGTTAAACTTGCCGGGCGCCTTGTTCGGCCCGATTGCAAGCTTCATGCGCGCGACCGGCGTCATGCCCAATTGCATCGCGAATTTGAGCATGTCGTTGGCCGCCTCGTGCGCGGTGCGAACGAGCGGGTTTTGCACGAGGTTGCCTTTTTCGTTGCGCGTGACCAGGCCGGCAAATTTGTGATCGTGCTCGGCCATCGCCGCAATGCCGCGCTCGGCCGCGATCCAACGCCCGTACGCCGTGCAATAGGACGTAAAGGTCGTGAGGTCGCAAATGGTGAGGAGCTTGAGCCGGTAAAGCTCGGGCGCGGTCCGCCGCCATTCCGTCTTTGCATCCTCGCAAAGATTATCCGGCACCTCGGGGACATGTGCCGGCATGATCGGCTCGGGCTCGGGCAGGATACGCCGTTGCCCTGGATTGCCGCGCAACAATTTCAATTTTGTCGGCACCGTCATGCGAAAGCCGCCAATGCGCCCACGCGGATCGGTCCAGGGATCGGCATACCGAGGAGCAACGCGATTATGAGATACAACGCGATCAAGGCGACGATAATCATAAACACCCGCTGAATTTGTTGCGGGATCGCAAAGCCGAGCCAGCTTGCGAACCAAACGATAACGAGGCCGATAAGGACCAGGATCGCGATATAGATGGCAATATTGATAATGCCGAGCAAAGCGCCGGTGAGACTCATGGTTTCCTCCCTCAAGGTTTTCCGCCAGGTCAACGGCCGCGACCGCTCAACGATCGCCGGCGACCGCGGCGCGATTTCTCGCGTCGTTTCAGCCACTTCCAAAAAACGCAGCGTAAAAAATGGAAC